TAATCGTAGCTATCCTTGGGATGTAACATTCCATAGAGCTGTTGAAGATGGAGTTCCTTTATGGCCTGAACAGTTCTCTTTAAAGAAATTAGAAAATAAAAGAAAAGAATTTATTGAAGCAGGGTTAGTTAATAAGTTTGCTCAAGAATATATGAATGATGCTCGTGACTCGGCATCAGCTGCCTTTAAAGTTGATAGAGTTCAGTATTATAACCATACTTTTGAAGTAAGAAACAAGTATACTTACTTAGTTGATGACAAAGAAGCAATTCCAATTAATGTTTACATAGGTGTTGACTTAGCAGCAACTGCAACAAAAACCTCTGACTATCAAGTAATTTTAGTTATGGGTATAGATGCAAATAAGAATAGATACATTCTTGATTATTTTAGAGAAAAAATACCTGCCTTTGATATGGCAGAGCAAATTATTAAAATGGCAAGAGAATATTCTCCAGTAAGAAGAGTTAGCATAGAAACAGTAGCGGCTCAAGAAATGGTAAGAGATATGACAACAAGAATGTCTCATAAAGATAGAAGATTAATGCCAGGAATATTTAAAGGAGTTAAGCCTCCATATGGAATTAAAAAAGAAGATAGGCTAGAAACAGCACTTGGACCTATTGTTAATTCTAAAAAATTACATATAAAGAAACACATGACAGAAATCGTGGATGAGTTGTTTGAACATCCTAAACCAAAGAACGATGATTTAATGGATGCACTTTATTATGCAGATTATTTTGCAAAAGCACCTAGTAGTAGAGCTATAGACGCACAAAACTTTGCAGATAATCTAGAAAAGAAAGCAAATTTAAAAGTTAATAAGCTATATAATTGGATGAGCGGGTCTATTGACTAGAAACTTCTTGCCTAAGCAATGACAAATTTAGTAAATTTCAGCGTATAATTACATCCCTTTACAAAAAAATATGGAATACGACAAAAGAGCATCAGAAAACCGAGAACTTTTCGATAGGTATAAAAACGATAGACAAGCTTGGGAACTAGATGCTAGACAAGACCTTGACTTTTATCTTGGTAATCACTTTACTGAGTTTGAATCTCAAGAATTACAACAAAGAAATCAAGCTGATGTTCCTATGGATAGGATTTCTCCTGCAGTAGAACGCTTGAAAAGTATGCTAACTTCTAGGCCTCCTGTGTTTACAGTGGTTCCTAGAGAAGATTCAGACACTTCTTTAGCTTACTTATGGAGAGAAATTATGGGATTTGCGTGGCAAAACTCAGAAGGAGATGCACAGGTAAAGCAAGCTATACATGACTATTGTGTTGTAGGACTTGGATTTTTATACACATATATTGATTATGATTCTGATTTTGGTAAAGGAGATGTTAAGTTTTCTTACTTAGACCCTTTTAGAGTTTATGTTCCAGCGTCTTCAAGAGATAGATTCTTTTCAGATGCAGACAACTTAATATTGTCTACTATATTATCCGAAACACAAGTATTAAATTTATATCCAGAGTTAGGAATTAGTGTTGACCCAGAAACTGGAGAACAAATAGATAGACTTGTAGATAGTATAACAACATATTCTTATGACCAAGATTATCCTGACGCTGTTAATAAAACGTCTATGAACACTTATACGCCAGACACTGTTAGAGGATATACTGACTCAAATTATAAACGTTTTCAAATATTAGAAAGATTTACAAAAGTAAAAGTTGCTTTTTATAGACTAGTTGATAATAGTACAGGTCAAGAATTTATTGTAGATGAAGCAGACTTTAGAGTATTTATAGAAAATAATAAAGAAATGCTTCAAAAAGGACAGGTTGATATTGTACAAGTATACCAAAATAGAGTTAAAGTTATTGCTAGTATTGGTGAGGTAGTGTTGTATGAGACTGTGTTAAATACGGATGTTTACCCTATTGTACCTATAGCAAACGTTTGGACCCAAACTCCCTATCCTCGTTCTGATGTTTCTAGGGCGAGACCAATGCAACGATTGCTTAATAAGTTATGGTCTTTGGCACTATCTCACGCTCAAGCGTCAGCTGGTTTAAAACTTATGGTTCCTTTAGGAAGTGTAGAAAATATAGCTCAGTTAGAAAAAGATTGGGCAAATCCAAATGCGGTAATAGAAGTAGACTCTTCACAAGGAGAGCCTCACTATCCAGCACCGCAGCCTTTAACTGGAGAGTTTTACAGATTGATACAGCAATGTGAATTTTATATAAACTTTATTTTTGGTATTCCAGAAATAATGCAAGGTGTTGGTCAGCAACCACAAACAGCTAGAGGAACAGAAAGATTAATTGCTCTTGGTAGTGAAAGACCTAAATCAAAACTAAGAGATATAGAATTTAGTATTAAAAGATTAGGTAAAGTAATGTATAACTATGCTAAAACACATTACGATGTACCAAAATTATTAAGATTGGTTCAACCAAATAATGATATAACAGAAACAATGTCTCAAGTATATAGTGATAAGTCAAAAATCGTATTTGATTTAAAAAAAGAACAACACAACTTAGAGCAACATGATGTTGGTATTGAGTCTGGCTCAACACTTCCAACAAGTAAGTATTCTGAGCTTGCAGTATATATGGAAGCATATCAAATGGGTATTGTAGACCAAGTAGAAGTATTAAAGAAAAATCCAGATATATTTGATAAAGATGGAATTTTAAAACGAATGAACCAAAGACAACAAATGCAACAACAAATTCAGTCTATGGATGAAACAATAAAGAATTTACAGGGAGACCTGCAAACGGCAACAAGAGAATCTATATCAGATAGAAAGAGAACTGAGGTTGAAAAATTTAAATCTCGTCTCAATGATGTAGAATCTAACGCCAGTGCCGATAGGCGTATAAATAAAAACAAGTTAAACGACAAGGTGTTGCTTGAACTAGAGAAATTACGTGGAGAAATCAAAGTGATGGAATCCCAAATGCGTAGTTCTTCTCAACAAGACAAGACATCAAAGGAGTAATAATGAATAATGAAACATCAATAACCGATACTCAAGCTGTAGAATCCATGGATGGGGTTCAAGCAGAAGGTCAACAGGAAGGTACTTTACAAGGAGATGAAAGTATGAACTGGGAAAAAGAAGCTAAAAAGTTTCAGTCAATGTATGACAGAGCTGAATCTGATAAAAAGCATCTTGCTCAGTACAAACCATTAGTTGATTTGCTAGAGCAACGACCAGACCTCGTAGAAACCTTAAGAGATAATATTGTCGGAAATAGTGGTGATAAAAAACAAGCTGAAGCACAACAGCTAAACGAAGACGAGTTCAATCCGTGGGATGCGTATAATAAACCTGGTTCTTCATCATACGAATATCGTGTGGGACAAGAAGAAAACAGAATAAACAGTGCAGTGCAAAATGCTATGAAAGGTCAAGAGCAAAGACAGTTTTTAAATAATACTGTTAATAAGTTAAAGAATGAGTTTGGAATGCAAGAAAATGAAGTCCAAGAATTTATGGAATTTACTTCTGCACCAAAAGACTCTGTTCCTTTAGACAATCTAGTTAAGTTATTTAAAATGAATAAAGGTGAATACAAAGAACCTATTATTCAAAAGCTAGATACATCTAACCAAGCAAGAACCGCAGGGGTATTGCAAGGTGGAGCGGCTCCTACTAAATCTGAACAAGATGGAATGTGGGACCAAATTCTTAATGCAGCTCAGACTGGTAGCATTAGCAAGGGAATAAAACGTAAATAAATAAATAGGAGAATACAATGGCAATAAGCGGACAAATAAAGTCAACAAACTTGACTGCTGCTACTACTGCTGCTGATTATGGAGTTGCTCCAGATAGAAGAAGATTATATAACTTTTCTGATAGGATTGCTGAACTAGCACCTGAAGAAAGTCCTTTCTTCGTATACCTGAGTAAAACTGCAAAACTTCCTACGGATGATTCTTTGTTTCGTTATCTAGAAGATAGAACAAAGATTAATTATACAAGTAGAGAGTTTTTATTAAAAGGCGACCATGATGGTAGTGCAAATCAAACATCTGGAGATACAGTAGCTTTTACTGTAGACACAGCTGACGGAGCTGCAGTAGACTTCCTTGTAAAAGGAATGGTTTTTGCAGTAAGAACAAAAGGTGGAACAGCAGGAGATAATGACTATGCAAATATTATAGTTAGAGTTGAAACTGCACCCGTACAAAATTCTGCCGATACAACTTTCACTGGTAAAGTGATTTCTGTATCGAGTACAACAGGAACTGCTGAACAATTACTTGACGATAAAAAATGTCAAATAATTGGTACAGCATACGCAGAAGGTACTGGGTCACCAGACGTTTTCTCAGATAGCATGGAAGATAATTATGGGTATACCCAGATTTTCAAAACAGCTGCTGAGATTTCAAACACAGCATATGCAACACAACTACGTGGAGTATCTAACGAGTTTGAAAGAGTGTTAGCTCAAAAAATGAGAGAGCACAAAATCGATATGGAAAGAGCATTTCTTTTCAATCAAAAAGCAAAAGTAGGCGGAGTACAATACTCAGAAGGTCTAGTAGGTCACATCATTAAAAATAGTTCAGTAGTAGCTGGGTCAGCTAACTTGTCTTACGAGTCAGGTAAAGCATACTTTAGAAGTGCTGAAGCTTCAGAACTTACTTATGATAGACTATTATCAGACTTCGAAGTGTTGTTTGACCCTGCTAGAGGCGGAAGTAACGAAAGATTAGCATTAGCTTCTCTTCCTGTTATTTCTTTCTTTAACAAGATGGGTAATGGCTCATTTTCTGATATATCAACTGCTAGTACACAATACCAAATAAATATGGATGAACTATCAGGACAGTATGGTCACCAGTTAATGGAGATTAATACAGTTCACGGTTCAGTATTTTTAGTGAAAGAACCTCTATTTAGAGGACATTCATCTGGTATGATGTGTATGGCTGATATGAGTAAACTATACTACAGACCATTAGTAGGTAATGGAGTTAATCGTGATACTCAAGTTATGACAAATGTACAAGGTGCAGATGAAGACTTGAGAAAAGATATGATTCTTACTGAAGCTGGATTAGAAGTATGTTTACCAGAATCACATTACTTAATCAATCTAGAAGGAGTGGGATAACATGAGAAGTGATAAACTAAACGAAAACAGTGGAAACTATGGAAAGTTTGACTTCGTTGTAAATGCTAAAGATTTAGCATTTGCTTCTGGAAGATGGCAGGACTTAGTTAGAAACGCCGAGTTAACATCGTTAGCAGTTAATGATGCAACAGTAGACGCAGGAATCACATTAGTGAAAAACTACGAATACGTTTCATCTTGGACTTCAGATGCAGTATCAGCTATAGTATTACCAAAGGCGGAAGCTGGGGTATTTATAGCTTGGGTTAATGTAGCAGACGCTGATGGAGCAAGTGCTATGACTATTACAGCAGCTGGTTCTGACACTTACGAACCTTATCAAGAGGTTCATATTGGAACTGGAATACCAGCACAACAGGATTCATCTGTTGCTGGCGATACTATACTTACTATTACTTGTTCAGCTACCAATGGTGGTTGGGGTCAAATAGGAAGTACATTCATGTTTTATTGTAAAAATGATGGTGAATGGATAGTTAAAGTTAACGGTATCTCTAAAGGTACTGGTGCAACTTCAACAATCGCTTTTAGTAGTTAAAACTAAAGCATATAGTTATTAGGTACTATGGAGTGGGTTTATTCCCACTCCGAAACCTAAAGTAAAATTTAATTAAATAGGAGAATACAATGGCAAATTTTAGTACAACTACAACAGTTATTATCAATGATGTAAGTGTTAAAGCAGATTCTGTAGCAGGTTCATTAGCTAAAGAAATTAATGACGCAATAGAAGATATTGATACTGCAAAGCTTGTAGATATTAAAGCAGTAATGCTTGATAGAAGTAGAATGGCATATATTATAATTGAACAAAACTAATGGCTAAGTGTCAACATTGTAATACACCTAATGAAGAAGGTAAGTTTAATTGTCCTTCTTGCGGGTTAAGAGCACATCCTGCAAAATGGAGTACTCAGTTTGTTTTGAGAGATACACCTATGGCAACTGCTATTAGAAAAGACCAAATAGATTTTGGAAGTATGAGTATGGATAAACATATAGAAAGAACTAATAAAAAGAATAAACAAGAACGTTCAAAGAAAATGGATACAATGATTTTTGGAGAAAACAAATAATGTATGGAACAATTAAAAGCTCAAAGCTTAATGGCAAAAGAAGAAAGTATGCTATGAATAAAAAGAAAAAGAAAGTAGTAAGAAAAAAGAAAGCTTATAAAAGATGAATGAAGAATTACTAAAGCAGATAAGAGAAGCACTTCAGTCTATAGGACAAGGAGCATTGGTTCCACCTATTGCTGCAGGTAAAGACCTTTTAGATATGTACCAAGATACAGTTTCACCGTATAAAGAAGGTTCTGGATTAGAAATGTTTAATAAGTTTTTTAGTCCAAATAATAGAGAAGCTAACGGTGCTATAAATACAGAACAATATACTTTGCTAGATGCTATTGCTAAAGACCCAAAATATGGTGAAGCTGTTTCTGATTCTTTACAATCTTTTGGAGGTAAAGTAGGATTTTTAGAGTCTGATAATATAGCAAACAGAGTTCAAAATGATGGTGGTGGTGGACCAGGAAGAGGAAAGTATCAATACGAAATGAATGTGTTTAATAATGAAAATGATGAATATTTAAAGGAGTTAAGCAATCCTCAAGGTGGAGCGGAAACTGCTGTAAGAAGATTAATAAATTCTTATAAAAATTATGGTATGGAAATACCCGAAGACATTAACAATTTATTAAACTTATCTAAAATAGATGAACCTTTATATAATATAGATTTTTCTCAGCTTCCAGAAGAACTACAAGATGAATTATTTTATGCAGACAAACAACAAAACCCAAATTTTAAACTAGCAGAACTAGGTTCTGGAAAACTATCTATGAAGGATGCTTGGTTAAATTATCACTGGTCTGGTGCAGAAGCACAAAGAGAATCTAAATCAAATTATTATGATAAAAAAATTATAGATTATAATAATTCTATGTTCTCACCACTTAAATCAACAGATAGTATTATGAATAATAATATGAGTACATTAGAAAATACGTCTAAAAAAAGGAATTACTAATGGCAGAAACATTTAAAAACCAAGTAGATGCTTTAACAGGTTTTGCAGGTACAGAAGACTTAGCATTATCTGACTGGTTAACTTCAGGTGCTCGTTCTATTATGAGTATATTGCCTGGTAGCACTCTACAAAGAGTTGCTTCTACTGATGGATTTACAAATACGATTGACGTAGAAGGTAAAAAAATAGTATCAGTTACAAGAAAAGATAATAACAATAGTAGTTATCATATGCCTTGTAGACAATTATTACCAAGCCAAAGAGGTAGAGTTGTGGATTCATCTTATATGGAATACGCTTCTACTAGTGACCCTGCTTATGTAATTGAAGGAGATGTATTACAAACATATCCTGCTAGTGCAGCATCAACTGACAGCTCACTAACTTATATAAATATGGCAATTACTGTAGCACATGGAGATAGTGCAATATCTAACTTTCCAGATGAAGGAGAAAGTGCGGTAGTATTATATGCAGCAAGAAATAGTGTTCAAAGATTAATGAATAATATACAAACTAACGCAGACATTACTACTGCTTTAACTGCAGTAAATACAGAGTTAGATGAAACTCAAGCTATATGCGACTTAATTAATACGCAGGTAGACACTGCAGTAACAGAGCTAGCAGAGACAGCAGTTAATGTAGACTCAAACGTAGATACGGCTTTAGCTGCAATGGCAACTGCTGCAGGAAGAATTAATGATGCAACATTATTAGCTAATTTAGAATTTGATAAAAGTAATGCATTGCTAGCTTTGGGAGAGGCTGACACAGAAGGAGATGTTAATACTGCCTTAACAGCAATTAATACAGAATTAGATGAATTACAATCTATAGCAGATAATATTCATGCAGAAGTACTATTAATTAATGCTCAGTCAGATTCTGCTCTTACTGAAATAGGATTAGCTAATGATGAAGTAGACAAGATGGCAGCAGAGACTGCTTTAGATAATGCAGAATTAGACTTAGCTAAATTAGAATTAGCAGAAGCAGCGGTCTTAGTTGATTCTGGTATAGATACAGCTAGTGCAGCTATTAACACTGCGGCAGATAAAATGAATGCTGCAGTAGATTCGGCTAATGGTCAGTTTGACAAAGCTGTTTTAGAATCTGCTCAAGCAGAGTTAGAAGCAGATGATGGTGCAG